ATAAATGATTGAAGAGATCCTCCACCAGCTATTGAAACGTTTCCACTAAAATTTCCTTTTCTTGCAGAGATGTTTCCATCAATTACAAAATCAGAACCGCTCCATTCAATATAGTTTGAATTTTCTCCACCAACTCTTATTGAAGCTGATTGATCTGAATCAATACGCCAATAGTTGTATGGGTTAAACCTCAAGCCACGTTGTGATGGACCAGAGTCTTGAATTCCATATCCAAACCTAAAAGCTGTGCTGTCTAAATCAGATGCATTTGCTTTTGCTTTAAAATATCCAGAAACATCAACAGTTTCACTTGCAATATATGGTGTTCCACTTATCTCAACATTATTGCCAGAAAAGTAGTTTGAAGAAAGATTATTGTATTGATCATATGTTGCCACGGCAATTTCATATGTTGCTCCAATACTTAGTCCATGTAGCCTATAAGATGTTCCAGATCCTTTTGAATCTGCATAAGAATACTTTGACACTGGATCTGAGACTGGCCTATATCTTATTCTGTACCCACGAATATCTCCAGCTGTTATAGCGCCCCACGAAAGATCAACATATCCATTAAATCCAACGGTTCCTTTAGAATCTATTCCGCCAGATGTGGTGAGTGATGTAATGTCTGGTGGTCCTTCATTATCTGCAACTACAGGACTTAGTGGTGTAACTGGTTGTGGATCACAAAATAAAGTGTATACTCCACCTTCTGATGAAAATCTTGCCATGGCGAAGCGTCTATTTGTACCTGGTGTTGGAACCTGTGCTGGATTTAAATCATCAAAATATACCCTAGCGTAGTTAGTCGGAGTGATTCCATCTGATGCAAAAATAACAGATGGAGCAGTTGTTTCTGTGCTCTCTATTTCCCAAATATCTATACCATCAAAAGGTCCTGATGTTGGTGTAGTATAAGCAACACTATATCCACTAGATGTTCCTGTTAGTGTTATTACTGGTACTGGCAAATTTAATACATATGCACCAACACTTGAAGCACAAATTGTTTGGCTTATATTATTTAATGGGTCTGCCACCAAAACGCAAACTGCTGTAATTTTTGTTCTGAACAAACCAAAGGTTAGCTTATTTAATGTTTTTGTAAAGGTAGCGGTTTGTGAAGTTGAAGTTTTGTTTGGGGCAAAAGTATTCATTGGTGTTCTTCTTGTAACACCATCTGCAGTTACCTCTAAAATAAACTGGGATATTGTTACGTTATATTCATTAGCACCATCCCAATTAAAAGTTACAACCAAATCATCTCCAGACCAAGTTGCAGTTACATTTGATGGATCTGTTGGAACAATAATAAAAGGTCCAGAGCCTCCAGGATATGTTTGAGGCTCTTTGTTGTCTCCAGGCCAAGTTATATTTGCTGGAAAATATGGTGGAATTACATTCTTATCAGTTGCAATATTACTATTACCAGAAAAGTCACCACCAAAAAGAATTGCCCTTCCTTCTTTACCAATAATCTCAATTTCTGATCCAATGCGAGATTGAGTCTGTTTTAAATTTTCCCAAGATACTCTTGGGTCATCCGCATCAATTGATACTGTTGGATTTTTTGCAACAGACTTATTATTTCTGTATTGTGAAGTCAATGTTGCACCAGTCTATCTTGGACCTAGTGCTGACCAATTAAGATAAAAAAATCCAGTAGGTATAGATGGTTTTCCAGTTGTCTGGTTTGGTGTAGCTATAGTCCTATTAATTCTAAAGCTAAAACTACTTGCATTAATATTGAAAAGACTAAACATTATGTCATAATTAGTATCTTTAAGTGCTGCAATACTTGAGTGACCAAACTGTATTGAAGCTGTCATTATTGGTCTTGCATTAAATGCTGAACTTCCATCTTGACCAAAATCTAGTGTTTTGTAAAACACCTGGCCTTCTGAATCAGGAACTTCGGTCATCTCGCTCATGAGAACTTTTGTTCTTCCGTATAGAATTTTTTGTGTTCCTGGATTAAATGTATTTACAAAGTCAGCCTCACCATTATAGTCAATTGAAGGTGCTGTACCACTACCTATATTATTGGTCAGTGAAAGAATACTATCATCGTGTGCATTAACAACGTTAATAATGCTTTGCCAAGCAGCAAGGTCAATAATCTGTGGGTCTGATATTTTTACATATGGCATTTAGTGTCTCCTATTCTATTAATTATACCACGCCGTGGTCCTGCTATGACTTAATTCTGCTCATGGTTAGGGTTGTGCTTAGCCCATTGCTAAAGCTATGAGATACTGCAGTTACTACGTGTTTTTGATTTACCATGCCGTTTAAGTTATAAGACAGGTTGACTAAATCTCCAATTTGAATTAAAGGGTTTCCAAAAATCTCTAAAGTTACAGTAGTAGCAAATCCATCCAATGCTGATTCAACAATCTTTAACATTTTCTCACCTGCAAATTTTGACTGTACCCATTCTGAATCAAGCTGAGCAACCTCATTCTGATTGGAATCATCAATTAAGGCTTCTAGTATGTCTGGCTCAGAGGAGGCTATAATTTCATTAGTCCAGAGATTTAAGTTTACTTTAGTCTTAACAATTTCGTTTGGCTCGTTAGTTAAAAGAACTGCGTGTGGTGAATTATTGGCTAGTGCCATCCTTGCCCTAAACCCTGTATTTAATGGTGTTGAATATGCAACAGATTCTTGTGTTACTATTTTCTTTAAACTAAAGGCTTGCTCTTGTTTGCTGGTTCCTGGATGATATGTTAGTGCATAATGAATAGGAAAATAATCAACTGAGCATGCTGCTGGAGTTGAGTATTGAACATCATAATAGTTTATTCCTGAAATTTCTGGTGTAGTCTGCATAATATAGGTTAAAGAGTTTAAAGATAATGGTTGATTTTGAACAATACCATTTAAAAATTCTGTTTCTTGATAAAAATATCCTGCATTTCTTGACAGCAATGGTCTTTCTGTTGCATGTATTTCTCTTAGGTTAGCAATAACAGCTCCAGAACTAGTTAGTCCAGGATACGAAATATCTGGTATTGATCTTGGAACATTTGATGCATAAAACCCAAAACTCTTTGACTCTCCGTATGTATCTGGAACTGTTGGCTTTTGTCTAACTCTTGATCTTTTATTTACTTCCGTAGGTTTCCAATCTGCAATACTTGTTGATGTATCGGGAACTTGCCAAGTTGTAACCTCTATATTATTTAAAAAAACAGCTATTGCTGTATTTATATTATTAGACTCACCATTTTCTCCATCTTCTCCATTGGTTTCATTTAGCACAACCCTTAAGTTAAAGATTGGATCAAAAACATATCCATAGATTGGGTTTGGAGGTGTTGCATTTGGATATTTTTTAAATATTCTTGGCAACTTGTTTAATGCATTATTGCATTGAGCAGTGACATCAGCATAAGAATAAAGCTCTGCTGAGTCATAAATAGCCATAATATATTTGTAGCGTGGTGGATCGTACGGTATTCCAAGAGATGGATTTGTAGCACTAAACTTAATCATCTCTACAAAAAGTGGTTCAGTAGAGTCTGAATCGCTCTGATTAATATATAGTCCTGCTGCTGCTTGTGATTGATCTAGAATGTCAAACTTTACAGAATAAGTCTTGTATGATCTGCTTGTTTCAGCAGATGGGCATACGGCAACTTTTGTATTAGCACTACCTTGACTTATTATTCCAATCTTTGTAACATTTGGAAGATTTATATTAGCAACATTGTCATGGTTATTTGTTATTTCAGTTTTTCCAGTACTTGAAGAAAAAGCAAATGAGCTACTAATAGTTTTTTCTACTAAACCTTTACTTGACAAAGATGTTATTCTTGAATGGCTTGCAGGAAGTGTGCCATACATTCCACGTTGCACATTAGTTATGTTTCCTGTAGGTTCTATAAGGATATCATTTTCTTGAACCTGTCTTTCACCTTCAACTAACTCTTCACTATCATTTTCTTTAAGACCTACAGTATACGTTTTGATAAAATTAGAAATCTCTGCTGACAACTCAAGGCTATTTTTAATAGATACAGTTTTTGACTTTGTTGGATCTGAAACCGAAGATAGATTATATTGTTTATATTCAAAAGACATAATTTCACCTTCTACAGCAACATACCCACTAGCATCCATATTAAAGGTGTGAAATATATCAAGCAAATCGTTTTTGTTAATGCTTAAAACATTAGAATCAGAAGACATATCTTCTTGTAAATAATTAAAGCCAAGAGACTCAGCTGACTGCTGCTCCCACACAACGTCATTAGATGTTGTATAAATAAATGATGGTGAATCTTTTATAGAAAGATTTTTTACATTTTGAAGAGACGGAGACTGTTTAATTCTTGGTGTTTGGTATCTTAAAGATATCTTTCCTGGTTTTTGTGTATTAGATACTGACAGACCTCCCTCCTGTATATTTGCTTCTGATATAGAAAGTCCTTCTGAAGAATTAGACAAAATATCAAAAAGACTTATAAATTTCATTATTCCATACTCATCAATATATGCACCAATTTGATATGCAACAAAGATATCATTCAGGGCATCAATAACTGTTTTATCTCTTGAGTTAGCATAGTAATAGGCTATATCAAGTGGATGTGATTTATTGTTGCAAACTCTATATAGTGAATCATAATCATAATCAGTGAACCCAGCAAGATCAAGTATGTCTGTTATTACCTCAAATACCGTTTTTAAATTTGCAACATAGTCTGGCACGGGCTTTGATTGCAAGTATTTAGATACATCATATGCTTGGACTATAACGTCTTGAATATCGTTTTCTTGCCAAGAGTCTGAGTAAAATATTCCTGCTGGTATATATATATTTGAGTGAGATGTAGGCAATGTTCCAATAACTGTACTATTGCGTAAATGAAAATTAACATAAAACTTAATGTTATTTCTTAGCATATTAGAAAGAATTGTTAAAGAGTTATCACTTTGGTTTGAAAATATAGGAACAATAGATCCATTTTTAGTTGCTGGTATTCCAGAAAAAGTTAAACGAATATCATTTGAGTTCATTGAAGATATTGGCAATACTGTGTTTGACCCATCTAAAGATTTTTCCAACTCTAAGCCAGATACAAAATCTGATAAGTCAACCTCAAGTCTAGGAGATACTTCTATTAGATGCATTCTTTTTAAGTCTTCAGAAGCTGAAGGGCTCCTAGATAGATACGTAAAAGCAGAATTGGTAGTCTGGCTTATTTGTGTAATTCTAATTTTATTGACTGTTGTTTTTTTGCTTAGTGATCCATCTGTTTCAAATTTTGGCATATCTGCTGCTGACCATGGCGTTGATGTCCAGTTACTTCCAGTCCAGTATAAAACAATAACGCCAGTATTATATGAATCACTATTTGCTAATGGCGATAACGCTGTTACTTGTGATGTTACTGGTGGTGTTGCTGCAGTTGTAACAGTAGCAGTCACTAATGACTCATTTATATAAAGATTAAATGTTGGAATAGTCATTAAGGTGTTAAACTTAATTACTAGTTTATTTGTCAGCAAACCCTTATCATAAATAGCGGTAATGCTTGGATTATATGAAGGACTAGTGGTTGCAGGATCAGAAACAAAATACCTGTAGGGATTAATGTCTGTAGGCAGTGCACTCTTTAAAACTGCAACACCTGGGGATGCCAAAAAGAAACCAGGGTTTTGAATAACTGGTGTAACTGGCATATACTTATTTCCAAAAAACTTACTTCCTGACACAGTGTTTTCTGTTTCTGTATTTAAAACCTTTGAAGCAATTCTTCTATATCTTGGAGCAAAAGAACAGTTAGCATTGCCCGAAGGAACGTAAGATTCACCTGGTCTAAAATATGAAAAAACACTATCTGTTGAAAACAAAGATCCATTCTTATAATCAAATATAGTTGTCTGATAAATTTCTGGCAATGTAAAAAAGACTGTAGCATTATTCTCTTCTTCAGCAAAACTATTTGCTACAATTTTATAAGTAAATGAACTAATGTTTTCTCTTGATCCCACATAAGTTACTATCTTTGTCCACTTTAATGATGTAGCCTCTGTCTGCTCAGAACCAACCTGTGATCCAGATCCTTTGGCATATGTACTAATCATTACTGGAGCAGCACTATTGGTTTTTACATATGTTATTACTTTATATGCTAATCCAGACAATCCAGATACTGTATATTCTGCTGATCCAGTACCGTTTGACATTGTAAACTTTTTAGTTGTAAAGTTTTCTTTTGCTTCCGCAGATGTTGCGTCAGCATACGCAACTGTTGGAGTTCCAGAGATTTTTGTTCCTATGCCAGCAGTTGTAATATAGGGTGCATTAAATAAATTATGATTCCACTCAGCAGAAACTACGGGAACAAGATCAATAGATTCTGAGTTTGTAAAAACAGATGAGCTAACATTGCTAAGCATTATATCTCCGTAAACTCAATGCTCATGTCCACATAGTCTGAAAGCTTTGTTCTATTGATAATATTTTTAGAAAAATCAGCCATAAATACGTTATATGTTTTAGATCCAGTCTGTGCTGTAGCAAATGTTCCAGAGGGAACTGAGCCAACCGCTGGGTCTGGATCAAGCTCTGAAGATACAACCTTTAAGTAAATAGGTAATCCTACATTAGACTTATAAAATGACTCAAGCCAAGCAGCACTATAAAAACCATCAACACACTCAGACTGCTTTGAAGGAACATATTTCCAAGAACATGATATGTTATTTTTTTGAGCAACTACATATTTTCTCATTTTTCCATTGGCCATACGTGATTGTGTTTCAATTAACTCTGTAGAAAAACCAATAGGTTCTCTATTATGGTCTGTTAGCTTATACCAGGTGGTACCATTAAGAGATACCTGTATTCCTGCATCAATTAAATATGCCATTATCTTCCCACCAAATTCGTCTTGTTGTTCTTGCTTTGCATTCTTTCTAATTGTAGCATAACCTCTTGTGCTATTTGCTTAGGATCTTTATCAGCACCGTTGATCGTAATGTTGTTTGTCACAGGTCCAGTACTTGAGAAGTTCTTGTTTTCTTCTGCTGTTAGTACACGCTCACCTTTGTGAAGTTGTGCAATCTGATCTTCAGGGATGTAAGGTGAACCAAGATTATAAGATGGAAGCTTATAGTTAACCATTCCTCCCTTTGCTTTTTTAACTATAGGCAATAACTGGTCCCATGAATTTTTTCCTGATCTGATTTCTAAGTCACGACCTAAAAATTGAGCATATGGTGATGTTTGTACTGCTTTAAAAATATACTCATCTATTAAGTGAGTAACGTTTTTTTCTGTATCTGTATATCCATATGCATTCTTTTTAATTCCTTCTAATATATATCTAGTAAATGGCGCTATTGCTCCTTCTGTATAAGCAGGATTAGCTGCACTTGCATTATGCCCAGGTAGTAGATTTCTAAAGTCAGCTAGGCCTTGGACCATAGGGTCAACAATTATTCTTGCAATAGCATTATTTTGTCCACCACTAGTTCCACCCCTTGTTGCTATTTCTTTTGCAAAATCTAACTCTCTTGTTATTGACTTTACGGTATCTGGAATCCAAGATCCACCAATAGGCAATGCTGGATCTAAATTCAGATACGGCAGTGCTGCCTCTGAATAATCCGCTGGCCCCATTACACCTCTAGGAAATATTTCTGAAGTTTCAGGCTTCCATCTTCTTGCAAGAGATGACCATCCAGCCTCTACAGTTCTATCAACTATCTGTGGTACATCTGGGAATTGAGCCCTATATGCATCATCAAATTTAGCTCTATTCGGATTTGGAACTCTTACATACCCAGCAATGGATGCCATATCATGATCGCTTAATGCTCTAAAGAATGTTCCAGCATCTTCTCCAAAGACACCCTTATGTAAAACAGTAGCAACTCCCCTATTGTTTGCACTAGTAGGTCTTTCTACATATCTTGATATAGGAATAGCATCATCTGGACCAAGCTTACTAGCTGCTGATGCTGCTTTTGCTCCACCAATACCTGCTCTAGCGCCTAAACCAAATCCCATGAAGTTAAGTGGCATTAGTGCTGCATTTAAGTTATCGCCTTTTTTGCCTTGTCCAGCAAATTTTCTTAATAGTGCTGCTGTTCCAAATGTTTCTGCACCTGGCATTCCACTAAGGCTAGATACATATCTTTGGAACCAATTTGGCTTCTTTTCTGATTTTTTTACACCAAATGATGACATGCCCATTGCGTGGGGAGCAGAACTTACCATTCCACCATTTGCAAACATTAGTGGCCCTAACCCATAGGCTCCATTACCGATACCACCCATAGAGGCTCCAGAGCCTGCGTAACGCATTGGATCTTTGTCTAGACCCATTCCTGGGCTTGTAAATGGCTTGCGTGGCTGCTCAAGCATCTGATGCATGTAGTCTGAATGCTGTGGAACATCTCCGCTAAAATTAAGTCCTGGTATTTCTGTTCCGCCCCATATGTCCATACCTGGGCTACGTGGTCCAATAAATCTTGAAAGCTCTCCCCAATATTGTCCAAAAGGATTTCCTATTGGTTTTCCAGATCTTGAATATGGAACTCCTGGCTTCTTTTGTCTAGGAGAAGTAAGCGAACCAACCATTCCGCCTTTTGCAAAGCCTGGTATTTTTACCCTAGTTCCACTAAATATTTTTGATCCGCCCATATATTTATTTAAAGATGAAAGTTTTGGATTTGCAGCAAGTAATTTAGCAACTGTTGTTTTTGCAGAGCTTGCGATTGCTGACAATGTATCTCCAGGTTTAACAACGTAGTCTGTTCCCTTTTGTAGAGCAGGCTTTCCTTCTGGAGATGATCTCTTATAAGAAACACCTTGACTACGCATTCCCATATCATGTGGTGCACCAAGCCAAGGTGCTGCATTGTTTCCTGAACCACGTTTAATAGATACATGTATGTGTGAATTATGTGGGTTTGATCCTCTGTATATTCTAGACCCATCATTTTTATCAATTGATGAATTCCAAATTCTTCCACCAAATATTAAATATTTTGTACGAGGATCTCTTCTAAGTGTCTGAAATAGTCTTGAACCAACTACACCGTTCTTTGGATCATTTGTTATATCAACCGCATGTCCAGTATTATGATCAGATGATGGATTTTGTCTCATATGTGCTGCTGATGGAAGCATTCCATCTGAAACACGACTTCTTTTTGGAAACAATGATGATACTGATGACAGTAAAGATTTAGCAGCTGGTGTTGGACCGCCTGTTGAAAACTTCTGTGCATTTAAAGCATCAAATGTTTCTGTTCCATATTTTGCAACAGAGGATGCCTTAATTACATACTCTCCATCAGAAAGCATAGCTGGTATAGAATCAGATGTACCTGTTCCTGGACCACTTACGTTTCCTCCAGGCTCAAAATGTTTAATGTATCCGCCAGCTGCTGCATGAACACGGAATTGAAGAACTCCTGTATCTTTATCTATCTTAGTAATTATAATAGATCCAGTAGTTTTTGGTTTTGTTATATCATTTGTTATAATCGCAGGTATGTCTCCATATGGACCAATATGAACTACCTTACCAACAGTATAGCCTGCGCCTCCCTTTTTAAACTTGCTTAGTTTTTCTGAAAAAACTCCTTCTTCTAGCATTACTCTCTTGCCAGTTTTTGGATCTACTACTGTTTGGTTTACTGTTGGACCACCAACTCTATTAACGTTTGCTGGTGCTGGGGTAGATGGAAAAGGCTGTCCAGAACGGTTTCTTCTTGCTCTTGGTGCATTACTATCAGGCGTAAAGCCAAACCCACCTTGGCTATTAATGGCATCTACTATGCTGGCTGCTGCTTTGTTATTTGCTTCTATTTGATTAGAAGATGCTTTTTCCATAGCAGCAACTAGATCAGCACTTCTTAATTCAAGAAGATCTATTTGTGCTTGTAGATCGTCAGATTGTTCTTGGAGCTTGGACTTTTCTTCTTCTTGATTATACTCTATAGTGTTTTGATTTTTTTCTTGCAATAGGTTAGCTGCTTCAATATAATTTCCTCTTGCTTTTGCTTCAACAATTTGTGCATCTAAATCTCTTTGTTTATTTAAATAATCATTTTGTCTTTTAATTTGATTAGTTATTTTTTCTTGTTGTTTGATTTGATTATCTACAATTTTTTTCTTTTTCTTTAAAAGATCAATTTGTTTCTTTAGCCCATTAGATTCTTCTTCTTGAGATTTATAAGCTTTTGTTTTAGTTACATCAGGTTTATCTGTGCTTGGAAATAATTTATCTTTATTATCTTCAAGCCATTTTTCTGCTTTTTTAACTAATTCTGCTGCAGTAGTTTTTGAAGTAAGGTTTCTATCAGAAAATCCTCTTGCTGCTGCCTGAATAAGAAAAGATATTTGTGATCCTGTTAGACCAGGAATTTGTTCAAGAACCTTTACGCTACCAGCTAAGTCTTTTCTTCCTATTAATAAATATGCCTGATACATTGTTGTTAATGCTGCTGCGCCAGATATTCCAGAAGCAGCGATGCCATCTATTATTGTTTTCATCTGTTCTAATGAAGAAGCATTAGCAGCAGCACCTGTTAATTGAACTAAGCTGTTGCCTAAATCTACAGAACTTCCTGCAGCATTCTTTAACATTATGGATATTGCTTGAACTTGACTTGTAAATTTTACAAAAGTATTTCCAACCATAGACATTTTACCAGCAGATGCTAGTAGCAAATCAAGTTGTTTTTGAGCTTGTTCTGGCTTAAGTTGTCCGATTGCAACTTGTGTTGCAATAAATGCGTTTGCTATTTTAATAATTTTTTCTGGATCGTTTTCTTTTTCTAATCCTTCAACTAAATCTCTTAATGGATTATTTTCTGGAAGAGATTCAATTAACGCTATAAATCTAGATAGTTCTTCATTTGTGTAACCAAATGATTTACCAGCATTTCCTGCTGCTGCATCAAGTGTTGTTATTGAACTTGTAAGCGATCCTACTTTAATAGTTGTATCAACAACTGCATTACCAAAAAATGTTGCAACGTCAGCACTTGACTTAAATACTGCTTCATTCATTGCCTTTAATTGCTTTTGCTTTTCTATTAATCCAGCAATAGCAGTTGATACTAATCCTATTGCAGCGCCTGCTGCTTGACCATATGGTCCAAACATCATTCCAAGGTTTGCTCCTGCAAGTGCTCCCTGTGCCATACCCTTTCCAGCAAAATCTGGTAGCATTGAAAGCCCCATGTTTGCTCCAAGAAGCCCCATTCCGCCACCAAATGAATTCATTCTGTTTCCTACAGATTTTACTCTGCCTACAGCTGTTGCTTTTGCTTGTCTTCTAGATTCTCTGCGAGATTCTGATTCTGTTAATGGTGCAACTATTGATAGCTGACTTGTTCCTGTTGGCACTACTGGCCCTATTGGTGCTGGCCCTTGTGCTCTTGTTGCAACACGACGTGCTTTACCACTTTGTGTCATCTGCTTCTTTTTTGCATCCTCATATGCAATTGCATCTTCTTTACCATGCTTAGCAGCTAATGGATGTGGACTGCCTCTATCTAGGCTTGCAACATAAGGATCTTTAACTGATTCTTTGACACCCTTTTCGTATGCCTTGCCATCTTTCTTGCCTCTGTCTAAAATTTTTGCTGCTGATGCGACTGCACCAGATCTTCTTGGATCTGCTTGAAGTGTTGATATGTCTTCTTGTATTGGACCATAGACATGTCCCATTTGTAATGAATCAGATGACTGCCCAGTCATTCTTGAGAACAACTTTTTTGCACCTGGACGAATTGCAGTATAAGATCTAAACCCAGCTAACCTTGCTTTAAATGCTCCACGACGTGCTCTATTTGGAGTAGTTCCTCCAGCCTCTCTAGAGTCTGTAGGTATTGTTCCATACTCATCTCTTTCAAGACCAAAGGTTTTTCTAACAACGCCTCTTTCTGTTTCTGACTTAATAGTATCAACTTGCTCTGCTACATGCTTTCCAGCAGATGACCAAGACTTTTGCATTCTTTCATTTTCGTCCTTGATGTCTGCAAATGTTTCATTATACTCACTGTTAAGTTTTTCAACAAACCTTGTTGTAATATCTTCATATTCTTTGTATATATTGTCAAAACTTCCAGAGCTGATCTGTGATGATGTTGGAGCAATCCCTCTTGCTTCTCCAATTCTTAAAGCAAGTGGTGCCAAAACATTTGGAACTCCAGTTGTTCCAGATCTTTGACCCATATTTTCTGCTGCGTCTTGAAGTCTTAGTGCATACTCTGGGTACATAGAAACTTGTCCTGGTTTTCCAAATTCATATCCAGGAATACTGTCTGCAATCATTCCATTAATTAATGAACCATACTTCTTGCTCATCTTTGTTGGAATTACTGTTTCTCCAGGCATTAAGAGTGCTAGTTCTGAATCTTTATTTCCTGTACCGCCAACAACTGCTGGCTTACCCTCTGCTCTCTTTGTTATTGGACCTCTGACCATTGGTCTAGCAGATGGAACAAATTGAGCCTGAGCAGCAATAGATCTTTGATATGCTCTTGTAAGAGCATCAACTGCAGATGCTTCTGCAGTAAATGTTTGTGCAAGAGTTCTGTGTACTTGATCAAGAGATGCTGCTACCGCTGCTGCATTTCTTTGCTCAAGTGTCATATATTTAACTTCGGTGCCCAAAGTTGCAGATGATTGCCCAGTCTTATTAAACAGGGTTTTCATAAATGTAAAGCCCTTAATTATGTTTGCTACACCATTTGCAAGCAAACCAAATGTCATAAGAAGTACTGGTCCAAGTCCAGCTACTACTGCTGTTAAAGTAATTATTATTTTTTTAGTACCTGCTCCAAGATTATTAAAACCATCTAAAATTTTTGTAACAAACTCAGCAATTGGAGTTACGGCCTTTAAAAATTCTTCTCCTACTGGCACTAATGCTAGCTTTAGATTTTCAACAGCACCCTTAAATTTATTCATAGCAGACTCTGATGTCATGCCTAATTCTTTTTCAGACATAGCTGCTAAGTCTTGAACAGATGCTGAAGCTAAGTCAAGAACACGGGCTGCCTGTGTACCATCTTTAGTAACGTTTGCAAAAAGTGTTGATAGACGAGCAAACTGAAACTTTCCAAACATTTGCTCAATAACCTGAGCTCTATTAAGTGGATCAAGTTCATTTAAAGCTGATGCAAAATCAATAACGGTTTTCTTTAGGTTTCCTCTATTGTTTTCTACAATTTTCTTTGCATTAATACCAAAGCTTAAAAGCATATCGTTTGCTTTTCCAGTTGGATTAATCAAAGATGCAAGACCAGACTTTAAGGCGTTAGCGCCTTCTGATGCATTGATTCCACCTTCCTTCATTGCAGTCATAAGGAATGCTAAATCTTTTACATCTCCACCAAGCTGTTGTACTACTGGGGCTGCTTTTGGAATTGCAGTTGACATGTCATCAAGTGACAATACTGTTTGGTTTTCTACTGCGTTAAGGAAATCAATAGATTCCGCAAGATTATCAGATGACATTGCAAAAGCATTTTGTAATGCAATTGTTGTTTCAAGTGCTTTTTGACTTTCTACTTGACCAAGAATAGATAGCTTTGTTGCTGCAGTAGTCTGTCTTTGTAAATCAAGTCCCTTAAAGCCTGCAGCTGCTGCCTCTGCTGCAAGTCCTACGGTGCTTGATACTGCGATTCCATACTTTGTAAACTCTTTACCAAGATCTTTAATGTCTTCTAAAGCTTGCTTTGATTCTGCTTGTGGTGTAAATAAATCTCCATAAACTTTTTTAAATCTAATTGCTTGTGTTTCCATATCCATAAATGCTTTTGCTGCTGCAGAACCTGCAGCCATTAATGGAATTGTAAAACCAACCATGAGCTGACGACCAGCCCACTGTGTATTTTTACCAAAGTTTAATAGATTTGTAGAACCTTGTTTTAAAAGTTGGTTGAGCAATGCCTGTTTTTCAGAAGCAATCATTGTTTTTGTTGCAAGATCATTCATGTCCAAAGACAGAGGTCTTACAGAGATTGCTCTCATGGCACCGTTTGCATCACGGCCCATCTTGATATATTGTGTCTGAAGGTCTTTTACGTTTTCTCTTGCTACCTTGTTTATTGTTTCAAACTCAGTTTTAAATAATCTACCAAAACTTTTAGAAGCTCCGCCAGCGTATCTAAAATACTCTCCCAAAGAAAACTTGTTTTTTTGTAAAGAGTCTGTAAAAGATTCAGTGGTTGTTCTTATTGTTCTCATTTGGGCAGAGAACTTGCCTGTTGCATTTATAGAGTTAATTAAATTTTGCTGCATTTGAGCAGTAACTGCATTTGCTGCAGCACCACTTTGTGCCATTGATGTGTGAAAGGCTGATATCTGTCTCTGTAAGTTTTTGATACTGGCAAGTGCTCCAGTAGTATCAATACTTACTTTAATATTGGACTGAGCATCAGCCATTCACTACACCTCTTTATTTAGTTTTATTCTTCAATGTTGCTAAAAATTGCTGCTGCGTCTGAAATTGCAATTCCTGATGCTGTTTCAACAATCTTATAGACAGTAGGCAAATCAATATTATCTTCTAGATTTGCAAGATCTACATCTAGTCCAGCAGCGTACTGCTCCATAGCGATTAATACACACTGCATTAAAAGATTAATTGACTTATCATTATCATCTACTACTGCTGCAATACCCTCAAACTTTTTCATAAACTTTCGTAAAAGTGAAATTTTAAGCGGTCTTAGAGTAATTTCTGTACCATCAATTAGCTTAATCGTTTGCGCTTCATGCACGGTTGTTGCCATCTTGATCCCTCCCTTAGGTTTGTATTAATTATAGCATACAAAGGGTTTATTTTATAAGGTTTGGATCTCTTGCATCTTCGTAGTCAAGCCCCATTCCAATACCAAAACCTGCTGATCTAGCATTTTGTCCTTGCAAAGATAGTACATCATTGCTATCACTTGTAGCGCCACGACTAAATACTCTTGCTTTAAGATTTTCCCATTCTTTTTGACCACGCTCTTCATTTCCGTCAGACTCTAGGTCAACACCCTGTATTGCTGCAAAAAATTTCTTTTCTTGATAATCTAATTCTCTTTTGCTTGATAGGATTGCTGATATCTCTGCTAACGATAAAGACTCTTCTAGCTCATTATAGTCTTTCCATATACCCAGCAAAAAAACCTCCGACTCAATTTTTGCCAGATCAAACTCTTCCCATGAGGGACCTGCTTCGCTTTTTTGTGCCTTAGACTTAATGTCTTGACTTTCTTGACTTTTTTCATTTTCTTCTGTTTGATCAATCTTGATATTAGCAGCAATATCCAATATTGTATGAACAGTTGGCAAGTCTATGTTGTCTTCAAGATCTTCTATGCTTTTAGATATTTGAGGATAATATTGTTTCATTGCTATTCTTGTACATTCCGTTAAAACCATCATTGACTCATCATCATCTTGTGCATACTTTATCTTATTAAATGCATCCATAAACTCTCTAAGGTACTTGATCTTAAGAGGCATTATCTCTATTTCTGTTCCGTCAAATAGATAAATATTTTTTGTTTTATAAATTGATGTCGCCATGATATATCAAGTTTACCACAAAAACAACAAAGCCCACCTCGTTATGAGATGGGCTAAGTCGTATTATTAAGTTGTTATTATGATTGGTCGCCCCATGTGCGATCTACGATCTTACCGTATGATCCACCATCTTCTGGAAGAAGACGGAATGAAACCTCAAACATTGAAGCTTCTTCACGCTTAGCAGATACTGTTACATTTTCAATTGAAAGTGCACGGTATCCAACATAAACACGCTCTACATATGCAGAGTCTACGCAGTCACCAGTTCCTGGTCCAACTGCAACGATTCCTCGCTCAACTGGGCATTCACCGATATCTCCTGCTGACAAGTCCATTGTCTTGTCTCCATTAAGTGCTGTAGTAAGCTTTGAATCGCCATATGCTAGAGCCAATAGAAGATTTTCTAGTGTGGCTTCAGCAAATGCTGTTGCAAGATTAACTTGCATTCCTTGCTTGTAAAGCTTAGCAACGTCAAGAATTTGGTCAACCTGTACTTCACCGAAGTCAGGCTGGAACTGCAATTCAAGACCATTCATAGTGTAACCTACGTTTGTAAAGTCTGAATCATCTGCAAGAGTTTCTCTGTATGATTCAGTGTTATCAAATGCTGGAAGAGCGTTAGCTCCTGTAGGTGCCAATGTAGTGTCTGCAATAAATAATGCTGCTGCACCAACGATAATGTTGGTAGACGTTCCACGACTATATGCCATTTATTTCACCTCTTTCTGTAAGAATAGATATTAAGTTGTACGGCGTTGTGTTTCCTCAACTCAATTATAGCAGTGTTTTATAGGACTATTTTTGTGGCTAATTTAGGCTCTGGCTGCCAGTCTCTGGCTGTTAGGTCTGGCATTTGATGGTAGTCAAAGTCAATAATTATCTTATTACCCCCATATGTACGGGCTGTGCCAAAGTCTATAATATCTCTGGTCTCCTCAAGCTGGTATACCTTGAAGTTATGGAAGTAAAAAGCATTGTCTACCTCTGTTCCATCATCTAGGGTAATTCTTCTATTGCTGCACCAGTTATTTATCTCTTCTGCAGTTTCATCAAATCGGTCCATTAGTCTAAGAACTGCCTCTTGAATCTTTACCATCTTGACAATTGGATCATCTCCTGTTGCATAAAAATAATATAGCAATTGTTCACATTTAATATGTGGAAAACCCTTACGATTCATCTTGATAAGTCTGTCCCAGGTAGCAGCTACCCCCTGTGTACTTTGTCCAAAGTATTCTGTTAGATCATCTATAGTAGACGGAGTTGAAGGAAAGAAAGGAAATGTAGCAAAATCATCTCCGCTGTCTGATTGAAAAATTCCAGATATTTGAGCTTGCAAATACCTATTAATCCAAAGAACTGGAGTATTTGCTATGTTGGCTGGTCCAACAAGTATTGTTGCATATGTCATTATCTAATCCCCGCATTCGCTATCCATCTATAACCTACTTGGTATCCCTTGATCTTGCCAGAGGACTTGCCTGCTGATAAATTCTTTCTGTATACATCTGCATTATTAAAATATTGGTAAATACCGCTTGACTTTAAAAATGCCTGAGTAAAATATCTAGTAAAAAATGCATCTACTACTTTCTGGAAAGATCCAGTTGTTGCTGTTCCTCCAGGTGACTGTACTACAACCTCGCCTTTAGTAAAGACTGTTTCTCCACCATCTTCAAAAACCAAAACGTCTGATCTTTCTGGTCTAATGGTTACTGGAGTGCCTTCTTCCATTATTTTTGCCTTGTTATAAAAAGGTACTGATGAGCCATCCTTAATTGATGTTGATTGCTTAAATGTTGACACAAACGAAAGGCCAAGGTTGCTTATTGTATAGTTTATATTGTATAGACGTGCATCAGGACTTCCCACTTTAGACCATTCGTATATATGGTGTAGTGCTTCTGGATTTACCCTGGCATTTGAGTCTATATATTGTTCTAGAATTTCTTTTGTCATTACTCCAACATTATTTAAAAACTTTACTTTTCCTGCTTGTACGCCTTCTAAAAATCCAATTGAGTAGTTCATGATATTCTTCATGTCTTTTTTAAAAGCAGCGTCATTCATTATAACTTTCATTATAGGTCACTTGCCTGATTCTCTGATCTTCTTAAGACTACCTTGTAATACTCTACACTGCCAAACGGACCAACTATAGCTTCAGTTGATGCTATTTCATATATAGTTGAGCGTCCGTTTCTTGGACCAGAGGTTTCTAGGTATACGTCTTCTTGCTGTGGTGTTCTTATATTTGTTACGACTACGTTAGTTACTGAGTTTCTGTTGTTTGATGAGGATACTCTAAGGTCTGTCTTGGTTCTTCCTAATAGTATATTTTCTTTAGTTATATTAACATTTGGCTTAACATCTTCAGTTGCTGACTGACCAGTAGGTGCAAAGTTGCAGGCAATTGATCTGTCAAGAATCCACTGCTTTTTTACGTTACCGTATGCTCCTTGGTCTACTATTGGATAGTAGACATCTGCAAGCATTGGGTATAAAAAGTCTGTTGGCTCGCATTGCATTAAAGAATACCTATTCTTGTTATACTCTGCTTATACTTATCAAGGATCTTATCAACAAGCATATTTCCAGTACCGTCAAGAACTGTCTTATCAAACTGAACCCTAAACTGCTCTGTATTGTATGATGTCACGTATCTCTTGTAATAGTCTATTTTTCCACACTTGATGTCTTCAATAAGCATTGATGCTGCTTCATATATATCATGAGGAACAACCTTGTATCCCATTTCAAGTAAGAATAGGTAATCCCATCCTTCTGGAAAATGTGATCCAGTTGAGAATGTGTATGCATTTTCACTGTAATCTGTATCATAAACATTAAATGAATCTGATGAAGCAGTACTAATAGTTGAGCTCTTTTGCTCAGATCTATTGCCAATCATTCCTGCTTCTTCTGTATTTTTAATTATGGCAGTTTTATCTTTTGTTAATTCGTATACCCATTCACCAAGAACAGGAGATTCTAAACTTGCATCATAAACTAGCAATGAGTTTTCGTATGCCTTTAAGATCTTGTAAGTTCTGTCCCAAATAGGAAGGTAGTCCGTTCCTTGTCCAGTCTTATCAAGCCACTCAACCTTGTAGTAAAATCCACCAGTAATTGAGTCAATTATGGCTCTTGCAATTCTTTCATACTGTGCATACTCTGCAATCTCAGACGCTGTTGTTGCTAGTCTAGCAGGGTTTACATATGGTCTTTTTATTTCTAAGTTATCTTCAACAACAATTAAGTCTTGATCTACAGATTCCTGGTAAACAACCAGATAGTAGCTATCGTCATACTTAGTAAAATCCCCAGAAACTTCTATAGCAATCTTTGCGTCTG